TGCTAAAGCAATGTGGGGTGCGTCTAGTGATATGACTTTATATCATGACGCTTCAAACTCATATATTACAAATGCAGTAGGTGCTTTAAAGATAGCAACCGAAACAAGTGGCATTGCAGTAACAATAGGACATTCAACTTCTGAAGTGACTGTTGCAGATAATTTAACAGTTACAGGTAATCTAACAGTTAGTGGAACTCAAACAGTTGTTGATACTGTTACAATGAATGCACAAAATGCCGTAGTATTTGAAGGTTCTACGGCTGATGATTTTGAAACGACGTTAACTATTACAGATCCAACAGCAGATAGAACAATTACATTACCTAATGTAACTGGTACATTATCAATTCTAGATAATACAGAAACATTATCTAATAAAACCATAGCAAGCCCTACAATGACTGGTTCACTAACAGTTGGTAGTGCAGTTATTAGTGAAGCAGATCTTGAACAAATAGATGATTTAACTGCTGGTACAGTAGTAGCAAGCAAGGCGGTAGTAGTTGATTCAAATAAAGATGCTAGTAGTTTTAGAAACTTAACTGCTAGTGGAACAGTAACATTTGGTAGTTTAGCAGATGGATCAATAACAGCTACAGCTTTTGTAGATGAAGATGATATGTCATCTGATTCAGCAACTTTGATTCCAACTCAGCAGTCAGTTAAGGCTTATGTTGATAATGAAGTAGGCTCAGCTGGTGGTGGTGATATAACAGCGGTTGTTGCGGGTGCCGGCTTAACTGGCGGTGCTACTACTGGATCAGCAACAGTAGATGTTGTAGGTGGTACAGGTATTACTGCAAATGCAAATGATATAGCTATAGATTCAACTGTTACTACACTTACTGGTTCGCAAACACTTACCAATAAAACATTAACAAGTCCTGTTATTAATACAGGAGTATCTGGAACGGCTGTATTAGATGAAGATGATATGTCATCTGATTCAGCAACTAAATTAGTAACCCAACAATCAGTCAAGGCTTATGCTGATACTAAAGCATCAACAGGAGATGCTACAGCATTAGCAGTAGCTTTAGGATAAATAATAAAAGGAAATAAATATGGCAAATACTTTTAAATGTGTAACTTTTGCGGCAGAACCAGCTTCTGCTGGAACACCTTACACAATGTACACAGTAGCAAGTTCAACAACAACAGTTGTACTTGGTTTAATACTTACTAATATTCATTCTGCGGTAGTTACAGTTGAAGTAGAACTTGAAAGTGATACTGCAAATCGTAATGGTGCAAACAATGTTGCAAATGGAACATCATTTTTAGTGAAAGATGTTTCTATACCAGTTGGAAGTTCATTAGAATTATTATCAGGTGGAAAAGTAGTTCTGGAAACTACAGATGTTTTAAAAATAGATTGTTCTGTAGCTGATAAAGTTTCTGGCACATTGTCTATAATGGAGATAACGTAAGATGGCTTATATAGGTAAAAGACCAGCTGAGGCGCCTTTAACAGCAGACGATATTGAAAATAGTATTATTACATCTGCTAAAATTGTTGATGGTACAATAACAGGAGATGATCTTAATTCAACATTAACTGGTTTAGGAACAATAGGTAGTGGTGCAATTACTTCAACAGGTGTTGTAATCGGAACTACAGTTGAACCATCAGGAGATACTGCGGCTGGCGATAATGCCGCAATAGGATATACCTCAGCAGAAGGATTAATTCTAACAGGACAAGGTTCTACTAATGACGTTACAATCAAGAATGATGCTGACGCAGATGTCCTAGAGATTCCTACAGGCACAACAAATGTGACTGTTGTGGGTAATATTACATCAGGTGGTTCGTTTATTATAGGGTCTGCGAGCATGTCCGAAGTCGACCTAGAAAAATTAGATGGTATCACAAACGGTGCTGGTGCCGCCAATAAAGCATTAGTATTAGATGGTTCAGCAGATGTTGCTTCTGGTTTAAGAAACCTAACTGCTAGTGGAACAGTAACATTTGCTAGTTTATCAGATGGGTCAATAACAGCAACAGCCTTTGTAGATGAAGATGATATGTCATCAGACTCAGCAACTTTAATTCCAACCCAACAATCAGTAAAAGCATACGTTGATTCCGGCGCAGGAGATATTACCTCAGTTGTCGCTGGTACTGGTTTAACTGGTGGAGCAACTTCTGGAGCCGCAACTGTAAATGTTATTGGTGGCACAGGTATTACTGCAAATGCAGATGATATAGCTATAGATTCAACTGTTACTACACTTACTGGCTCTCAAACACTTACAAACAAAACATTAACTGCTCCACAAATCAATACGAATATTGATATGTTAGCGAGAGCAGAATTAAGATTTCAAGACGCTTCTGGTGGAGAATATGTCGCATTTGAGGCGCCTGCTACAGTTTCAAGTAGTCAAGTTTACGTATTGCCGTCCGCTGATGGTTCAGATGGACATGCATTAAAGACAGACGGCTCTGGAACATTAACATGGGGAGCAGTAGCGGCAAACACACCGACCTCTGCTGACGGACAAGCATTAGGTTCTGCTTCATTAGAGTGGTCTGATTTATTCTTAGCAGATGGTGCAGTTGTTAATTTTGGTGATAATCAAGAAATAACATTAACTCATGTCGCAGATGTAGGGTTAACATTAACACATACTGCCGCAGGCGATAACACACCGATTATATTTAATTTAAAATCAGAAGAAGATGATATTATTGCCGATGAAGTCATCGGTACAATTAATTTTACTGCTGGAGATTCAGGTGGTACAGATGCTATCCTTACTGCGGCTGGAATATCAGCGATTGCAGAAGATACTTTTGCCGCTGATAATAACGCAACTAAACTTAGCTTTAAAACAGCGGCAAGCGAAGCGGCCGCTGAAAAGATGTCACTTAGCAGTGGTGGTAACTTAGATGTTACAGGCGATATTACTGGTGCTACTCTAAATGCAGATGGAGATACTGCGGCTGGCGATAATGCCGCAATAGGATATACGTCTGCAGAAGGACTTATTTTAACAGGACAGGGTTCTACTAGTGATGTAACCTTAAAGAATGACGCAGACGGTACAGTATTTACAGTACCAACAGGCACAGATGATATTCTGTTTCCAGATAATGCCAAGGCAATGTGGGGTGCGTCTAGTGATATGACATTGTATCATGACGCCACTAATTCTTATATTACAAATGCAGTAGGTGCCTTAAAGATAGCAACTGAAACATCAGGTATTGCTGTTACAATAGGACATACAACTTCTGTAGTGACTATTGCAGATAATTGCACGGTTACAGATACTCTTACTTTTGGAAGTTTATCTGATGGTTCAATAACAGCAACAGCCTTTGTAGATGAAGATAATATGGCATCTGATTCAGCAACTTTAATTCCAACCCAACAATCAGTCAAGGCTTATGTTGACACTTTCGGTAAAGCAGGATATGTTAATTCAGGAAAACATGGACAATGGATTGATGGGTCTGACAATTATGATTTAGCTCAATCAGAATCGCCACTCGTTGCCATAGTAGATGCTTTTAACCAACCAACCAGTAAGAATTTAGATCAAATGGATCCAGTAGGTTCTACAGATACGGTAGATTGTGGGTCTAGTGAAGCTTATGTTAACGCGTAATCAGAGATAAATACTAAAAAGAGGATAAATTTATGCCATCAGTATTACAATTTAGAAGAGGAACAACAACTCAAAACAATGCCTTTACTGGCGCTTTGGGTGAACTAACAGTGGATGTAACACTTGATACCTTAGTTGTCCATGATGGGTCAACAGCCGGCGGACATACCCTTGTGTCAGATACAGCAACACAAACTTTAACTAATAAAACATTAACGGCACCAACAATAACTGCTATTACTAAAAGTGGTAGCAATGGCACAGGTGATATTGGCCAAAGTGATAATAAATTTGCAACAATATATGGGTTGTCATCTTCGGCCAAATATGCTGATGTAGCTGAAATTTATACAACAGATCAGGAATATGATTATGGTACTGTTATAGTAATTGGTGGAGAGAAAGAAGTAACACAGTCTACTAGTGCTAACGATCATAAAGTTATTGGTGTTGTTTCTGAAAATCCAGCTCTAATGATGAATTCAGATCATGAAGGACAATTTGTTGCACTTTTAGGTCGTGTACCTTGTAAAGTTGTTGGCAAAGTTAGTGCAGGAGATTTATTAGTAACATCTTCAACCTCTGGACATGCTTGTGCTTGTGATCCAGATGACTTAAAACCCGGTATAGTAATAGGTAAAGCATTAGAAGAAAAAGATTCATTATTAACAGGTACTATTGAAGTTCTTATTAATAATAATTAATAATTAATTAGTTACATTATCGACCAATAAATAAGATAATGCAACCATATAAGTATCTAGATAATATTCCAAATCATGAGTTAATTTCTAAGAAAGTATTAGAATATATTACAAAATATCATACCGATTTATTAGAATCAGATTTATATTGGAATAATCTTCCACTTGATAATGTATTAGATTATATTCCTGAATTAACCGAAGTATTTAAAGATTTCAATTTAACACCAAATGCAATATCATTAGTTATAACTACTGATGATAATGGCGGTCCCCATATTGATGCTTTAAAGGGTGTTAGATTTTTATGGCCACTAAAAAATTGTAAGAACTCATATACTAGATTTTTAGATATAGACCCAAATAATGTAGGAATTCAGCAATTACCTAACGGAATTATTTATTATTATAGTACACTTCCTCCACCCTATGAGTATATAGATCAGGTAGAATTAGTAAGACCTATAGTAATGAACCCACAAGTAGGGCATGAAGTTATACTTGATAAGGATAAGAATACAAGAATGACTATGACTATTGGATTTGACGAAGATATTAGTTATATGTTAGAATAGATAAATATATTAAAATAATGAGGAATTAAGGCAATGGCAAAACAGACTGTTAATATTGGTGTTACTGCAAACGACAACACCGGAGACCCGTTACGTACCGCATTCGATAAGGCAAATGATAATTTTGATGAAATTTACTTAGCCGGTCCGGTAAGTTCAAATGTTAAAATATCTACGAATGTAATAGCTAGTACTAATACTAATGGTAATATTAATATTACTCCAACTGGCACAGGTCAAGTTGTTATTACATCAGTACCAACTAATATTAGTGGTAATCTTAAACTAGGTGATGGAAGTACTCAAAATACCGGCATTGAAACAATTTATCATTATATAATAGTAGATCGTAGTACAATTTCATCTACAGCAACAGATGCTTTTGGAAAGAGTGCCACACTTGCCGCGGCTAGATCATATGATTTTAATATTAATTGTATTGCTACTAATAGTAGTACTGGAAATGTTTCAGTCGAGTTAACAGATGCAAGTGGCGACATAGCCGAATGTTTCGCATTAGTTACTTCTCATTCACCAACTGCTGGTAGAAAAGAAGTATCCTTACAAACTGCCACAACGGTAGATACTAAAGTTAATACTGCTGAAACAACACATATTAATGTAACCGGAACATTAAGAACAGTAACAGGCGGAAATTTAACTATAAAGTTAAAAACAGCATCTGGAACAGTTACTCCTAAAGCCGGTAGTAGTTTTGAATTCCACGGTAAGATTGATAACGATATCGGTAATACTGTTTAATTAGTAATATCTAATTCAATAATTTTAATTTTACTTTGAATCTCATCAATGTTTATTGTAGACCATAGTCCTGGATGTAATGGCTTTGGAATATAACCTGAATCAACCCAACTATATCCTAAATGTTCGTTATTTAAATTTGGGATAAATTCGTGTTTTACAGATCCAAAAAAAGTATGATAAACAAATTTACCATCTGGGCTAGTAAATTGTTCTATAGGTATTAATTTAATAATGTCAGGAAAGTTGCCTAATTCTTCTTTACATTCTCGTTCTATTGCATTAATTAAACTTTCATTATCTTCAATTTTGCCACCTGGTAAACCCCAGGCACCTGGGTGTTTATGATCGTTTCTTAGTAGATATAGGTATCTGTTAGTTGAAAGACTAAACAACCATACACCAATCGCATTTACTGTACTATTCATTTATAGTACTATTGACCAGTCGCCCCCGTCATAAATTCCTTGATAACTTTTTTGCCATTTTCCATTGGCCCATTTATATTGAATAGATGTAGTACTATTAGTAACATATTGTAATGTACTAGTATCTGAACCATCAAAAGACACAACCCAGTTTGTACCATCAAATTCAATAATTTGATTTTCTGTAGCAACTAAAGCACCCCAAGCATCAGATGGGTCCTGATTAACATTACCACCAGGTGGGCTAACATTAGCAAATTCTCCAACATTACCTGTTAATAAATATCTTTGACCAGTACTTGCCGCATCCAATCCTGCACCCGGTCCACTAGCACCTGGATCAATAACTGCTTTTAATGCTGTTAATGTATTTGCTGGAATACTATCATTGTCTATAGTAAATAGCATAAATCTATCATCGGTTGGGTGATAAGCTAATGTTCCAACAACCTCAGTAATACTATCGTCAATAGTTAAACGTATTTGACTAATACCTGCTCTTAAAACACCATACATATCAATTACACTATGCCATAATTCGTTACTTGCTTGTTCTGGACTTGGATCTAAGATTGAACTACCATCTTGATATTCAACTGCTTCTTCTTTTAATACTTGTATTTGATTTCCAAGTATTATAATTTGATATCCAAATGGCGTAATTTTTTGTCTTGTTCCTAATAATAAATCGTCATTTAATAATGCATTTGCGGCATCACCATTAGAATCAAAAATACTAGCAATTATTTTATGTATTACACCGGCTTTAGTTACACGAGCTGGCGGACTTAACCATATTGGTAAGTGAAAACTCAATGTCGCTGTATCAATTGGATTATCATTACCCATAGGTATACTTCTTGATGACCAAGTTACACCAACTAATTCAACTACAGATAAACTTGTCCAGTCAATATAATTATCAGTTGATTGTATTTCCATTGATGGATTAAACAACACTAATATTTGTTCTAAAATTTGTAATTTCATTGTAGTATTAGTAGTCCAAACATCTACACTAATTTTAAGATCAAAAGGTACAGGCATTAAACGTTCTACAGTAAAAGCATTGCCTTGTGTAGCTTCAAATGATTGTGTAGCATCATTCCAAGTACGTTGTTTAAAAGTCTTTTTGTCAAGAAAAAATGGTTCCTGTACTCTATCTCGAGCATAATCCAGAGCGGTTACGTGAAATGTTAATAATGGTGAACTAGGCATTTTACTGGCAGAATTTTCTTGTATAATTACTGCGGCATTTCTACTAGCATCACCATATTTAACTGGTACTCGTACTAACCCAGCGGCCCCAGTAGCATCTCTACCATATTCTACCTGATAATTAGAAAACATGCGAGTAAATTGTAGTAAGAAACGTCTTATCTGTTGATCATAAAAAAAATCATTTGTAGTTGGCATTCTTAATTATCCTTTTTCGGCGAGAGTAAATCTGATAAACTTTGTTTTCCAGTTATTGATCCACGATCTACTGTTGTAACATTATCATCATTATTAGTGAAACCACTAAGTTGTCTTTCATCACTACCTGACCCTGGTGTAAGATCAGTTCTAACACCATCTTCTACTTTAACCCATCTTGAACCATTATATCTAAATAATCTATTAGGTGAGTAATCTAATCTCAATGCATAATCTCCTACTCCTGGAGCAGATGGAAATGTAACACCTGGTGTCACATTTAAACCATTAGGTGAAACAGCATCTCCTGTTAAATAACCAACTAGATATCCATCAACCTGTGGTTCTGGGGTCTCGCCCGGAACTGAAGTTCCATCACTAGTAACAGTTTGTGTATTTACAGGTTTGAAAACACCGTGTGCATCTTTTGCGGTAGGTGTTATATAATAACCCGTATTATCATAGCCGCTCGCAGGAAGTTCAATTTCTGCTTGTCTAACTATAGTATCATTAATATCTAAGTCTTTCTTCCTTGTTCCTAAGAAATCATCAATAGTACCTGCAGATGGATTATCAGGATCAAGTGGTTTGTTAAGTATATCATTGTACTCTTGACTACTTGTTAATGGTGTTGCTTTAACACGCCACAAATGTGGATACCAGGTCTGGCTAAACCCTTCACTATCAAAACTTGCATCTTGTATTACATAATATCTCGGTAATGCTTTAGGCCCACTTGAATCTAGTGGGTGATAATCTTTTAAATTAGGAAACTCTAATACATCTCCAGCCATTAATTTACGACCAAAGGTATTGATCATATCATTATAATGAAAAGTAACAAATTGTGTGTCGCCACTCATAAACAGGCCAAATTGTGTTAAGTCAAAATCAATATTTTGGACTTGATATACACCTCGCATTGTATAGACGTCGTCGTCATATTCACGATCTCTATTTTCTAGGAATAGTAAATCTTCAATAAAAAGTGGATCAGATGTATTGTAAACTGGACGAGTGACATCGTCATTATCGCGAATTGAGCTATCTCCAACTGTTTTAGGTCCTAGGTATTTGTGAACATAAATATCTACTCCGCCGACAGTAAACATTTCAGATGCAGTTTTATCAAGAAATGAATAATCATTTGCTTTGTTTGGTCTATATAGACTTAATTTAGGCATTAAAGTTCCTCTTATTGCTTATTTATCGCCTTGTTTGAATGATTTATAATTGTTACCAAATGTAATTTTCTGGATAACTTGTAGATTTTTAATTCGTTTCGTGCATTTAATACACTTATACCAAATATATGAGTTTAATTAATAAAATCTTTCTTCGTAAATATGTATTGTAGCACAAGATTGTTTACAGAATTTGAGAGTCTGCAATTCAATGTGTTACAATTTTTAAATAAAGGAGAAAGCATATGGATATGCTAAATCAAGTTAAAACGTGGGCTAAAGGATTAGCAGACGTTGGTGTGAGCATGATTGCTCTAGCCATCGTTCTCGAAGTTCTATTTAATGGCCAAGGCGTTCCCTTCTGGCCAGACATGAGCGTTATCGCTAATGTTCAGTCAGTACTAGCAGGTTTATCTGATCAAGGTTTACTCGGTCTGGTAGCTGTTTGGGTTCTATATCACATATATAAAGCAAAATAAGTGAAATAGAAAAACAGTCTAAATAAAACAACTTAGGTTGTAATAGGCAATGTTTAGGCATTGCCTATTTTTTTGGTTGACTTTTTAATGGTGTTCGTGTATAGTTTATTTGTCGTAAAAATTTACCCCATCAATAATTTTATAATAAACAGTAATATGACGGTTAAAAAATTAAAATTATCAATAGCTGAAATAAAAAACTCTGGACCGGAAATATATTTCACAAAAGAAGATATGCCAACCACAGATAAGGAACGCGAACGTGTTCTTCTTGGGCGTCTAAATTTTTATAATTATGTTTGTAATAAAAAGCAGGCCAAACAATTTGCTATTGAGTGGTTAACAATAAACGGAAATAAAAAATTAGCTAAAAAATTAAATTTGGTTACTGAATGGATGTTTTCTGCTACTTATGGTCATATTGCTCGCATGGCTTTAGTTGGCTGGGTATTAGATGATCATGAAAAGAATGCGATTATTTCAAAAGCCGAAGAAGCTGTAAAACTGCATAAAGCTAAAGGCTCAACAGTTGACCCAGGAAAGGAAAAAAAGAAACATCCAAATATTCAAGAAATAATGCGTGAAAAAGCAATGCTTGCCGCAGGTGAATTAGATTATGAATTAGATAAATTTATTGATGCTAAATGTAAGGGCAAAGATGCACATGGTAAAATTATAGAAATACTTACAAAGTTTAATATACTTCCGCAACATGTTAATTTAATTAAACATATTTTTAATGAATATATTGAAGAATTTTCTCATGCATTAGAAATACCAACAGAAAAAGAATTAAAACAATATGATGAAGTAGAACAAGATTTAATATTACAACAAGTTGAATCTTATAGTCATCTTACAAAACCTCAACTCAAAAATCTTATTAAGTATTGTCAGAAGATAATAGAAGAAATGGATGGATACATACATTATAAAAAATCAAAAGTTGTAAGAAGAAGAAGAACACAAACACCAGAAAGAAAAGTTCGTGATTTAAAATATTTAAAAGAATTTAAAGAATTAAATTTAGAATCAGTATCACCAGTTACAATTATTGATGCATCAGAAGTATGGCTTTATAATACTAAAAATAGAAAAATTCAATATTATGTAGTAGATAAATTTTCTAGATCCTTTACAGTTAAAGGTACAACATTAATAGGGTACAATTCTAATAATTCAAAACAAAAAACACTAAGGAAACCAGAGGAATTTTTTGCGGCATTTAAAAAAGCAGGAAAGCCGGATAGACGTAACTTATTTAACGAATTAAAAACTACACCTATAGGTGTTAATGGACGTTTTAATAAAAATTTAATCATATTAAAAGCAACATAACATCTTACTCTCTAAAATTGACTTAGCCATAAATACTAGGATTGGAGCAAAACATATGGCCACATTAACAGAATTAAAAGCAAATGTATTCAATTACGTAGCAAAGCGTCTAGGTGATGGAATTATAGATATTGAATTAGACCCCGAACACTATGAAGTAGCTTATGATCGTGCATTAGGAACCTATAGACAAAGGGCCCAGAATGCTTTTGAAGAATCGTATGCATTGCTCGAATTGCAAGAAAATCAAAATACCTATACATTACCTTCAGAAGTAAATACAGTCCGTCAAGTATTTAGACGGACAATGGGAGATGCAACAGGTCCTTATTCTTCTTCTTTTGATCCTTTTAGTTCAGCTACATTGAATGTATATTTGTTAAATTATTCTTATGCAGGTGGATTAGCAACATACGAAATGTATACACAATATGTTGAATTAGCCGCTAGAATGTTTGGCGGATATATGAATTATACATTTAACCCTGTTACAAAACAATTAAGTTTAGTACGTGATCCTAAATCATCAGGGGAAAAAGTATTATTGTGGACATATAATTTAAGACCTGAAATTAATCTTCTCCAGGATAATCCAATTAAACAATGGTTACGTGATTTTACTACAGCGGCTTCTAAACAAATTATTGGCGAAGCACGTGAAAAGTTTGCTACAATAGCCGGACCGGCTGGTGGTACTCCACTTAATGGAGCACAAATGAAGGCCGAAGGCGCTGCCGAAATAGAAACGTTAATTCATGATTTACAAACTTTTGTGGATCATAGTCAACCATTAAGTTGGGTTATTGGTTAAATGAGAGCAATAGAGTTTATCAGAGATTTAGAAACAGATTTACCAGAAGGTATAGTCTGGAGTAGAAAAGGAAATAGTCTTGTAATGAAGTGGCGATGTGAAACTGGCGCAAGAAAAAATCGAATTGTTCCTACAGCGGCCGCATGTGGCCAAGCAAAAGATATGAAAAAATCTGCCAAAATGAAAAAAACAAGAGCCCGTACTAAAACTCAACAAGCACGTAGAACTAAAAAAACCAAGAGAATTAACCCAGCTTCAAGGACTCTTAAGTTATTGAATAAATTTAAAAACCAGCGATTGAAAGTAAGTAAAGGTCCAAAGAAGCGAGTTCCAACAAAATCAAAGCCTAGAAAGATGTCTAAGCCAGGCAAACCAAAAAAGAAAAAATAATAATTCTTGACAAATAGGGAAAAATATTGTAGTATATAACTATGATTGACCTAATGATAGATATTGAAACTCTAGGAGTAGTTCCAGAAGCAAATATTAGTACTATAGCCGCACAATTATTTGATCCTTTTGCTGATGGATATACAGAAGCTGATCATTTTTATAGTAGGATTTCCCCCGAATCTCAACCCAATAGAATTATAAGTGAGTCTACCCTTAACTGGTGGTCCAAGCAACCAGATGAAGCAAAAGAAGAAGCATTTGGTGATGCGGATAGAATAGATTTAAAAATTGCATTAGAAAAGTTAGCCAAATTAATTTGGCATAGTGATCATATTTGGTCCCAAGGTCCTACATTTGATATGAGTATTTTAGAAAATGCTTATAAAGAATATGAAATAAATTTCCCATGGGATTTCTGGAAGATTAGAGATAGTAGAACAGTATTTTCTTTATATCCAGATCTAATAACACCAAAAGTTGAGCATCATGCATTAGCTGATTGTCGAAGACAAATTTTACTATTGCAAAAAACTCTTAAACATTTAAAAGTAGATCGTATAAAATGATAATTGGAATAGCCGGACTTATCGGCTCAGGAAAAGATACTACAGCAGATTATCTAGTTAATGTTCACGGTTTTCGTAAAGAAAGTTTCGCTGGAAGTCTTAAGGATGCAATAGGTGATATATTTGGTTGGGACCGTGTATTATTAGAAGGGCAAACTAAACATAGTAGAGAATGGCGAGAACAAATTGATGAGTGGTGGGCTGAACGTTTAGAAGAGCCTAAACTTACTCCTAGATGGATATTACAATATGTGGGAACAGATGTAATGCGTAAATGGTTTCACAATGATATTTGGGTCGCAAGTTTAGAAAATAAATTATGTAAATCTAAGGATAATATTGTTATCCCAGATGTAAGATTTTCTAATGAAGTTGATATGCTTAAACGTAATAATGCGATATGTATTAGATGTGAAAGAGGCGAAAAACCACCTTGGTATGAGTTAGCTAAAAGTGTTAATACAGAAAGTGGCCAAGATGAAAGTGTATTAACTAAAGTATATCAAATACATAAATCTGAATATGCTACAGTTGGATTAGATTTTGATTATGAATTAGATAATAATGGATCTATGGATTACTTATATGAGCAAATTAATAATCTGGTTGAAGATCACCAGGTTCCCAATGCCGTTCCTGATGTTGAATAGTAATACTACAATTTAGACATATAGATCTTAAATTAAGAAATGTAGTATTATTTAAATTTCCGTCGATATGATATACTAAAATTTGGGTATGATAGCGAGAGGTGAACCCACATCGATCGCAAGTATTTTTCTTTTTATATCCTTGAGTTTGCCATCGAGGAACTGGCGGCTTTTTATTTCTATTTCTGTTAATACAAGTTCCACAACGGGTCCTATAATGATAAACATTATTCTTTTTGTAGTTTATTGCACACAAATTTCGATTGCAAACCTGACATAACGGTCTATTCATTAAGGTATTTATGACTAAACCTTTGCAAAGGCAGTTTAAATCACCAGTTCTTGGTATATTGTAATAAATATGATTAAACATACAAAAGAGGATTTTAATTATGGCAACTTTAGTTTCACCAGGTGTAGAAGTAACGGTCTCAGATGAGAGTCAATACTTACCCGCCGCAACTAATTCCGTACCATTTATTCTTGTTGCTTCGGCAACTGATAAGGTAAGTGGTACAGACAGTACCTCAACAGCTTCAGCAACGACTGTAGCTAATGCTAACAAAGTTAATCTAGTTTCTAGTCAGAGAGAACTTGTTAGTTTATACGGTACTCCAACATTTTACTCAACCACTGGTGGCTCTGCACTTAATGGTTATGAACTAAATGAATATGGTTTGTTAACTGCTTACTCAGTACTTGGTATATCAAACCGTGCTTATATACAGAGAGTTGATGTTGATTTATCACAACTTTCTGCATCACTAGTCAGACCAGTAGGTGACCCTGCAAATGGTAAATATTGGCTAGACACAGCAAATACATTATGGGGAATTCAAGAATGGAGTGCCACAACCGGAACCTTTACAAATAAAGTTCCGACTGTCATTAATGACACAACAAAATTAACGGGTGGTGTACCACTAACATCTGTAGGCGCGATTGGCGATTATGCAGTAGTTACAACAAATGTACAGAACCCAATTTATTATAAGAATATATCTAATGCTTGGGCACAAGTGGGCACTGATGCATGGCAGAATTCATGGCCATCAATTCAAGGTTCAAATGCCAGTCCGACTATTGTTATAGGAAATACTATTGTAATTAATGGTACAACAGTTACGGCAACAGGAACAACTGTAGCATCTTTGGCAACTAACATTAATTCTGCCGCTGTTACTGGTATCACAGCCGCCGCAGTTAATAATAAGTTAGAAATTTATGCTGATAGTGATGTTACTCCATCAGACTCATCTGGTGACGGTACATGGCAAATTGCAAATGGAACAGGAACAATTTTAACAGTTACTGGTATTACCGCAACAGCTAATGCCGCGGCACCAAATTTACAACAAACAGCACACACAGATATTCCACGATGGAAATCAACAGATACAACTCCACGACCTAGTGGTTCTGTTTGGTTTAAGACAACCGCTGTTAACAATGGTGTGAATGTTTCTGTTAAGAAATTTAACTCCACTACAAAAGCGTGGACTACTATAACTGCTCCAGTTTATGAAAATGATGAAACTGCAAATAAAGAACTTGATGCAACAGGTGGTGGTAAAAACATAGCCGCCGCTAGTTTATATGGTCAATTTGACTTTACAGAGTCTGATTTTCAGACAATTAAACTTATGGAACGTGTTGCAACGGGTGCTAGTACATTGACAAGTGATGTTGTTACAGCTACTTTAGTTAATGCAAACACATTCACAATTAGTGCGAGTGTAGCTGGTTCGACTACTATGTCAACAGCAGTTACCGCAACAATTTCTGGTACAACATTGGCAGATTATGTTACGGCATTTAATGCCGCGAATGTTTCTAATGCTTCAGCAGAAGTATCGACTTCAGGTGCTGTTACAATTTCACATTCCCAAGGTGGTATAATTAAAATTGTTGATGTAACAGGAACTCCAACAGCAACAGTAGTTGGCTCCCCAAGATCAGATATTCTAACCGGACTTAAAATCGGTCCTACTGTTACTGGAGAATTCATTGTTTCTAATTGGAGAGCTTTAACGTATGAAGCGAAAGCAACGGCTCCAGCAATTGATCCAGCAACCGGTACATATTGGTATGATTCATCAACCGATACAGATATTATGATACATGATGGTACTATCTGGAAAGGTTATCAAAATGTAACTAATGATACACGAGGATATAATTTAAGTACTACTAGTCCGGCCGGTCCGCAAGTAGCGGCTACCGCACCAACACTACAAAGTGATCTTACTGCATTAGTTGAAGGTGATCTTTGGCTTGATACTAGTGATTTAGAAAATTATCCTAAGCTCTATCGTTGGCAAACAGTTAGTAGTGTATTACAATGGGTGGCAATTGATACAACAGATCAAACTACAGAAAATGGTGTTTTATTTGCCGATGCTCGATGGGCAACAACAGATGTTGATACAGTTACAGGTGACATATCTACTATCATAGCATTACTAACTAGTGATGCAGTTGATATTGATAAGCCAGATCCAACATTATATCCTGCAGGTATGTTGTTATTCAACACAAGACGCAGTGGATATAGTGTTAAGAAATTTGTAGTATCACATTTTAATAGTGCTGATTTCCCAACTGACTCATTACCAACAAATGTTGATACCTGGATTAATGCTAGTGGTAATAAAAACAACGGTTCTGCTTACATGGGTCGTAAGGCTCAAAGAGCTCTTGTTACAGCCGCATTAAAATCAGGAATAGATAGTCAAACAGATATACGTGAAGAACAGAAAACGTATAATTTAATAGCATGTCCAGGATATCCAGAACTTATCCAAAACATGGTTACACTTAATAATGATCGTAGTAATACAGGATTTATTGTTGGTGATTCACCACTTAGATTATCAGATTCAAGTACAGATATTCAAGCCTGGGCAACAAATACCGGGTCTGAAAACATAGATTCTGAAGATGGGCTGGTAACAGCCGATGCTTATGCCGGAGTATTTTGGCCATCAGGTCAAACAACTGATTTATCAGGAACTACGGTAGTTGTTCCGCCTTCTTATATGGCAATGCGTACAATAGTACGCAGTGATGAAGTTGGCTATCCATGGTTAGCGCCAGCAGGTGAACGTCGTGGACAAATTGATAATGCTAGTAAGATTGGATATATTAAAGCCGCTGATGGCGAATTCCAATCAATAGCAACACGCCTGGCATTGAGAGACACTTGTTACGCAAATAAGATTAATCCATTAACTTTCTTACCGGGTTCGGGTCTTCTTAATTATGGTAACAAAACATTGGCGAGTACACCTAGTGCATTAGATCGTATTAATGTTGCTAGATTGGTAGCTTTCCTTCGTGATAGATTAGAAGTGTTAGCTAAAGGATATATCTTCGAACCTAATGATAAGACCACAAGAGACGAAGTTAAAAATAGCGTTGAGCAATTAATGAATGATTTAGTTGCAAAACGTGGTTTATATGATTTCCTTGTTGTTTGCGATGAAACAAATAACACAAATGTACGGATTGATAGAAATGAACTTTATGTAGATATAGCAATAGAACCAATTAAATCTGTTGAATTTATTTATATTCCAGTTCGCATAAAGAACACAGGTGACATCGACGCCGGTCTTCTATAGTAGTAGTAAAATTGATAAAAGGGCTATTCGTAGCCCTTTTATTTTGGATTAAAATAACATTTATTTTGCCTAAATTTTTCAGATGAGATTTGGATAAATAACTAAAAGAAAGAGAATTTTTAAGGAGAATATAATAATGTCTGTTTCATCTTTATCAAGAATGACGGTGCCTTTGGCTAGTGACCAGAGTGCAAATTCTCAAGGCTTGTTAATGCCTAAACTTAAATATCGCTTTAGAGTGATATTTGATAATTTTGGTGTTAGCACACCTCGTACAGAATTAACGAAACAAGTAATAGATTTTACCAGACCAACGGTTAGTTTTGAAGAAGTTCCAATAGAACTTTATAACTCAAGAATGTATCTTGCAGGGAAACATACCTGGGAAATAGTCACAGTTAATTTACGTGACGATGCCGGCGGAAATGTTACTAGATTAGTTGGTGAACAATTACAAAGACAGTTAGATTTTATGGAACAGGTTTCAGCTTCAGCTGGCATAGACTATAAATTCTTAACTCGTTGTGAAATGTTAGACGGTGGCAACGGTGCTACCGAACCAGTAGTTTTAGAAACTTGGGAAATGTATGGTTGTTATTTAACTAATGTAGCTTATGGTGATGTTAGTTATGGTGATAGTAGCCCAGTCACAGTAGCATTACAAGTTCGTTTCGACAATGCAATACAAACACCACTAGGTTCTGGCGTAGGTACAGCAGTAGCCCGAGAAGTTGGCGAAGTCGTAACAGGTTAATAACATGGCATTTGGCCAAGACTTCCTTAAAGGTTTTTTTGGAAGTGATTTTCTCAAAGACTATGAACATGCCCATAAGACTTTTACGTCAGCGGGCATGTCTCTTGCTCCCAAACAAAAATTTCTATTTCATGTACATTTTAATTTAAATGTCACTCAACTTCCGTTTTTAAATAGATCATTTGCTTCTTCAGATAGTGGTAAAGTTTCTGTATTGGTTAAGAATATACAGTTACCTCAGTATACTTTTGATACTGACACATATAATCAATATAATAGAAAAAAGATAGTACAGAGTAAAGTTAATTATTCACCAGTCTCAGTAGAATTTCATGATGATCATAGTAACACAATAAGAGATCTTTGGTTTAATTATTTTAGTTATTATTATAAAGATCCATCACAGAAGTATGGTGGGTCGCAATCTAATAATTTATTTACAGAGGCACAGAATTCTTTTATTGGAAGTGCTGGTGCTAATAATGGAGATTTAAACAGAAGAGATATTTACGAACCAACTCCAGTAGGATCTGATTGGGGTTATATGGGCGAAGCCGAAGGTGGTAGAACAGACAAACCTCCTTTCTTTAGAGATATTACCATTTTTGGACTAAGTCAACATAATTTTTCTTCGTATACCTTAATTAATCCTGTTCTTAATGCTATGAATCATGATACATATGATTATTCAGCCGGCGCCGAGGTAATGAATCACACCTGGACAATAGAATATGAAACAGTTAAGTATGGTTCAGGGTCTATTAATGAAAATGGAGAGCCAATCCCAGGATTTGCTAGACCAGAACATTATGATCATGTACATAGTTCATTAGATAGACCGGGCTCTGCACAAAATGTCTTTGGAAGAGCCGGACTTGTTGACGCAGGTTTCGGATTTGCAGAAGATTTAGCATCAGGTAATATTTTAGGCGCAATACAAACAGCAGGACGTACTTTTCAAAATTTTAAAGATGTTAATTTAGGAGATCTTGTTAGAGATGAAGCCACGCAGGGATTAGTAAATGCATTAAGAACTGGCTCACCATTACAAGCGGCAAATGACTTCTTATTTGCTACACCACCATCTGATCGTACTAAAAGAAATGTTTTATCAAAAAAAGTTGATTCTTCAGACCCTGCTAATAAACGAGCAATTTCAGTTTCTAGTAATGGAACAATTTTAACGAGTAATAGATAATGGGTACATCAGTAAATGTTACAAGAGACGACAAAGAAGCAGTAGTAATACTGTTTGATTCTTTTTATAGTAATGAAGTTAAAGTCTCTGCGGCCGAATATGATCTTGTTTTATCTTATTTTAAAAGTGTTTTTGTTGATGCAGAACTTGCCGCCGATTTTACTACGGTATTTTTTACCATTAAAGTAGGATATGGAAAAACAACAGACGAGTTATTAGATATCTTTAAAGGCCAAGATGGCATACAAGTTAATTCTACTATGGCTTATTATCTCAATGGGTTACGATCTAAAACAACATTAATTGGGGTCAATGTAGTCAGACAAGCTAGTCAGATTGTTTCTCGGAATATCATAATATAGAGTCAATTTCATGGCTAAGTATCATAAAGGTAAATTTGCTATAAAAAATATAGCAAAGTATATGGGAAATTCACCACCAACTTATAGAAGTGGTTGGGAACATGCTTTTATGAGATTTTGTGATGAACACCCAAGTGTAATTAAATGGGCAAGTGAATGTGTTAAAATTCCATATCAGCACCCGTTTACTGGTAAACAAAGAAATTATATTCCAGATTTTTTAGTACAATATAAAACTAAACATAATAAGATTGTTACAGAATTGGTAGAAATTAAACCTAAAAAACAAAGTATTATGGAAAGTAAGGCGTCTCAAGGAACTAAACAAATCGTAGTTCTTAATCATGCTAAGTGGCAAGCCGCTCGAGCATGGTGTCAACAGCAAAAAATTATATTTAGAGTAATAACTGAAGATGATATCTTTAGAAAATAACAACAAGTTATAAGTTTTAGTAAATACATTTATGACCAAAAAATTAGAATCTCTATTTGATTTAGATAGTAAGGTGAACACCCTCAAAGAACCCGCAGAAATTGAGGGAGAAAATGACCTTAATGAACCAATAATCCCTGTAACCGAACCCGAAATCCCACAAAAAACTTTAACTAATTTAGCTAAAATTGAAGAATCTTTAACATTAGTAAAGGGCTTAGAATCTAGTGACGCAGAATTAAATGAATTAGCTGAATTAGCACAAGAATCGTATAAAGATCTTATGGATCTTGGTATGAACGTTGATAGTCGTTTTAGCTCTGATATTTTTGCTGTCGCTAGTAATTTATTAGGACATGCTATATCAGCAAAAACAGCAAAGATAAACAAGAAGCTTAAAATGATAGATCTACAACTTAAAAAAGCACGTATTGATAAAATTCCAACACCAATTGATGAACAATTTGAAACAACTGGACAAGGATATATTTTAGATCGTAATGAAATACTTAAAGAATTGCTTGGCAAAGAAATGCCAAAAGATGAAGAATAGCATAAATACTGCCATAAGTGAGGAAAACACATGAAATCGTTTAGAGAATATTTAACAGAATCAACTCAGACATATGAGTATAGAATCAAAATAGCTGGTGACCTAGAGTCGGACACTCTTAAGGCTTTTGAAACAGCCCTTAGCAAATTTGATTTACTTAAAATGTCTGATCCAATTAAAACACCAGTTACGGAAAGTCCATTAGATTTCCCACATCTTAAGAATGTAGATGTACATATTTTTGATATAGAAACAGCTTATCCAGCAGGCCAACAGGCATTACAAGAAGTTGCAAAATCTCTTGGTATTGATGGTAATCATTTTCGTATTATGCATAAAACTTTTGATGAAGGCTGGAAAGTCGCTGAAGATAAAGTTCAAGAAGAAGGATCAAAAGAAGGTAAAGATGGCGCAGGCGCACTTCTTAATTCTGAATACAGCGATCCTACTAAAGAACAAAAAGAAGCCAGTGACAAATATGCAAATCCAGAAAAAAATATCGAGAATCCCGGAGATGCAAAATTTGAAATTGCAGGCGGAAAGACTGACCCTGTAGTATATAATATCGATTCAGATTCTTTAGGCGATAAAAGCCCTGCAGGTAGTACAAAAAATAAAATACCTGCACCTAAAGCATCAATTGATGATTATAGATAAGGATTACTATTATGAATATGTATAATGTATTAGAGAAGATGAAACAGATTGAAAACCCTTCTGAAGAACAAGAGGCCGCAATTAAAACAGCTGAGTCAATGCCCGCACAAGGCGGATATAATTCAGCACAGTCCACAACTGCCTCAGCTACAGGTGATAATGTTTATAATAATTTTGCTAATTTAGATGATTGGAACAAGCAAGTTACCTCACAAGATATGATTCGACTTGCTGGAATTCCGAATCTTGGCATTCAAACAGAACCAACTGTTACTAAAGAATCAGTAGATGTTCAAGAAATAGAAAAAATGAATGCTCAATTAACTGATGCAGAACAAAGCCTAGCACAGGCTTCTAAAGAATTACAGAAAGAGTTAATTGCCGAAAAGAAATTATCTGATAAAGATTATGATGGCGATGGCAGAATCGAAAGCCCAGAAAAAGAATATAAAGATAGTAAAGATAAAGCTATTAAAAAAGCAATGGGTAAACTTAAAGAGGCACTTACTGATGTAAAAAAAATAAAAGAGGGAACTTGGCACATTGCAAGTGATATGTCTGGATTGAATAAACTTATGCAGAAACCAATTCCAGTAAAACATGCATCAAAAGCAGTCGAAGATTATTTTGGTGATGATGAGTTAGAAGATGCATTTATAGAGTTAGAGCAAGAAGGAGGCCCCGAAGCCGATGCAAGACCAACAATTGAAAAGGTTATGGGAGAGCGTTGGGCCGAGATGAGCGATGATGAGCAACTCGGGTTTACTAATGCTTCAGCAGATTGGCCAGGAATAAAATTTGATGAAGCTGAAACCAAGTTAGATAAATGGCAGAAAGACTTACTTCCTAACAAGCCGTCCCCTGGCGAATATTATACAAAATGTGAGCATTGTGATGGTAAAGGCAAGCATATTGATAGCGAAACAGGTAAACAATATGATTGTAAGCAATGTCACGGTACAGGTTGGCTAATGGAAGATACTGGTGCTACAATGGAAGACACTGGTGCTACAATGGATGCACGTGACGAAATACAAAAAGCAACAAAAGAATTATTTGACGCGGTTATGAGTCATTTCACAGTTTACGATGAATTCTCAGATGCGCCCTGGAAGAAAAAAAGAAATCAGCAAAATTATAAAATGATAACAAAATTACTTCCAGAAATACAAGCAATGACAGCAATGATAAAGGCTGCCAAATAGCAAGGAAACAGTATGAATTTAGCAGATATTACAGAAGAACCAGATCATCAGAAAAAAATTGCCATTGATACGGTAAAAAATCCTAGTAAGTGGTTACTTGGTGGCCCTGATGCAGAAGAAGCTGAAAAGGTTCTTAAAGATCGTTATGGATATACCGATGAAATGATTGCTAAACTTAAAGAAGAAAAATTAGAAGTTGATGAGACTAAAGAATATGTGTTAGTTCACGATAAAAAAATTATTGCTAAAGGTACTAAAGATGAAATGCGTGATAAGGGAAATGCTATGCGTAAGGATCACGGTGCTGTAAGTGATTTATTTATTGGATTTTATGATGTTGAAGGACCAAATAAAGCATATGACCCAGATAAATTTAAAATTGGAGCAGTTTGGGAAGACAGTCAAAAAGTTCAATTGACAGAATGGGTTTGGTTTTTGCCTGCATTAGCAACGGCTATTAGAATAGGTGCTCCTCAAGTAGTTAAATTTCTTGCAAAAAAAGCACCAAAAATCGCGGGAGATGTAGCAAAAAATGCCAAACCTCTTATTAAGAAAGGTGCAGAAG